TTGGGTGTCGAATATGGAAGGCGATTTGATGAGGGGAGAACGTAACCTTGTTACCCCTTGCAACTTTCAACTCTACTGTAAAAAAGGTACCATTAACATTGTAAGCCAATAAATCAGCAACCCCATTAAGGACAGAATTTTCAATTCTAATCCAACTAATTTGAGGAATATTCTTTTTGATTTCGTTATAAAATTTACTTTCATTCTTCATTTATTTTCAAAGTAACATCTACATTTAAAATTAAACAATTTCAAGTTGAAAATACTATATATTGTGCCTGGAAACCAGGAACCCCAAGATATTGTGGTTTTTTAAAAAAAGTTAATTATTTTGTTGATTGCTTTTTATTATCCTATAATATCCCTAATGTATGATTATAAAAATTTTAAGGTTCATAGATGTGGGGGTTTCTAGAAATGTTTTCATCTACTTAAATTTTATAATTAGAGAGTCAAAAGAAACGGAAAGGAACGAAACCCCACTTAAACAAATAAACTAAAAAAGAAAGAAAGAGAGTAAAACAAATGAACTACAAAAAAGAAGAAATACAAGAGTACTTTAACGATTGGATTAAAGATCAAGATCTTGATTGGATCACTCAAAACATTGAAGATTTACATCATCATTGTTTTAATACTGATTATTATATTATCGGAACTTATCAAGCTAAGAAATGGCTTGGAGATCAAGTCTTTGAAATAATCGAATTTATTAAACAATATGAAACAGACAATTTTGGAGAGGTCACAACTGATTTTAGTGATGCTGAAAAAGTTGTAAATATGTATGTCTACATAATTGGAGAGGATATTGTTGCAAAATATAAAGATGATATCGAACCGAAAGAGGAGCAAAGAGTATAGATGTTTAACGAAAAAGAAAAACAAATACTTTTAGAATGTGTAGAGCATTTTATAAGTTGGGAAAACAGTATGGGTAGGTCAACAAAAACTGTGGAAGAAATACACAGCTTTTTAGGTAGCCGAGATATTATATTAAAAGAAATACCAACCACTCAAACAATAATGTTAAACAAAATATCTAATAAATTAAAAGAGGATATTAAAAAGGAGAAATAAAAAAATGGGATATACAAACTATTGGATACAGAAAAAACCTTTTAATAATAGACAATGGAATATTATTAAAAAAGAATACGATTACATTAAGGAAAATTTTGGAGTCAATAATGCGAATGAATACGAGGAAAATATTATTGAAGATCAATCAACAAAATCAGATGAAATTGTTTTTAATGGAAATAAAAAAAACAATCTAAATCATGAAACTTTTGTTTTAACAAAAAATTTTAGAGAACCTTTTTATGATGGGGATGATGTAAAGAACATTTTAAAAGTTTAATTGCGGATCTTAATAATAGATTTCCTCAATTAGTTAAAAAGTATAATTTATGTGTTGTTCATAGTGGGGGTGGTTGTTTCCATGTTGACTATGTTTTAAACAATAAGTTATCAGTATCAATTAATCCATTTGACGAAGATGTTGAGTATGATGTTCCAAAAGATAAAAAAACAAAATGTCTTTTTGGCATCTATAGTGAAGATGGAGAACAAACAAAAACTTTTATTAAACCATTTGAGGAAGGTCTAAGAAAGTTAGAAAAAATGAAAGGAGAACGATTAAGATGAACCTAAGCGAATATGTAAATTGTAAATTGTGCAATAAAAAGGAGTGGGAAAAAGCAATTCAAGAACAGAACGGTCATTATTTATGTTGTCAATGTGATGGCTTATATGATGACCAAGAACTAGAAGAAAGGATAAAAGAAAATGAAAAAATATAGTTTTGTTTTTTGGTGTGGTTATGTGTCAAATGAAGATGGAAAACCATCAATTCAACACGTTACAGAAAAAGATATTTCAAAAGATAATGGTTTTTTTGATGAAGATATCAAAGAAATTAAAGATCTTTCTGTAGGACAGAAACATGACATTCATGGAGTATTAGAGTCAATGAGTGTTTATAGATATAATTAAAAAGGAGGAAAAATGGAAAAAGAAAACATATACGACAAAAACTATAGATTGGATTTAATAGAAGGTATTAAAAATCCAAGACTTAAAAAACTTTATCAAAAATGGGGTATAAATGACACGACCTATTTATTAGGTCAATATATGTCAGATGTACTCGGAGATGATGGAGTCTTTTATAATCGATATAGAGATTGTTTTGAACAAGAAAAACACAAAAAGAAAATGTTGGAAGACTTTGATTTTTTTACAAAAGCTGAAAATATGAAAGATTTTTTCAATGCTTTACAAATCAAGGAACTTAAAAAATATGCTCATTTTGTATTTTAGAGATACTACATGTTGTGTCCAAGCTCTTGGACACAACTCCAGGTAGTGTTTAAAAATAATGCTTGATTATATTAATTATAGGATTATAAATGATAGAAAAAACGAGAGGAGAAAAAAATAAATGATTATAATTAACAAACACAGTCATGACGGTTTTACATTAACAAAATATGTTAAAACCAAAAGAGGACAAGAAGTTGATGTTTCAAGAAGATATATTGATTATTCAATAAAAGATGCAAAGAAACTATTTAGTCAACTTTGTAAAGAGGTAAAACAATTAAATGAATATGTCCCTTATGGGGTATATAAATAAAACGAAAGGATAAAAAATGTACACAAGAGAAAGAATAAAAGAAGTAATTAAAGAGTGTTTGCAATATTACACTATGGGGGATAACAAAACAGACAAAGAAGAAAAAGAAAATTTTGTTGAAAGTGTAATGATGGAGTTAGATAATTCTCATTCAATTTTTATTGGAGAGGAGAAAAAATGAAAAAAGAAACAAAAAAACA